ATTTACATACTTTTTTGTTAAACTTAATGACTTCTTTTTTCCAGTTGTCATAAGTAAACATATCTTCCCAAGACTTGAACCAATTATCAAACATAGTTTGCTCCTTTGTTGTTGTTAAAAATTTATTTTACCCAAGTGGTATAACCTTGTGCGTCTCCTGCACCATTTGCAGTATTTACTCCACCATAAATATACCAACCTTCACCATTACCTTCATTTTGACCGTGTCCTAACCAAGAACCACTATAAGCTCCACCTGATGGATTTGAAGGTGCGTTTGACCAATACTGACCAGAAGCACCAATAGTAAATTGATTAGCATTTGGTGTTATTCCATAAGTTTGACACCAACGAACAGTATCTAAAATAGCGTACATTCCTGTACCTGCTGTATCGTCGTGTGCAAACTCATTATTAGTAAAAGTTACATTTGCTGTACTTGTCCATTCAGTAAATCTTCCTGTTCCTGTATTAGTAGATAGTTGCCAAACAGCTTCATCCCAATTTCCTTTATTTGTGAAAGAGTAAGTTCCATTAGTTGAACCTCTACCCCAACCTAAAATTCTTGCGTATTGAAAAGTCATATTATCAACTATAGCACCTGCTAAATAATCGCTGTTTGGGTCAGCAGTTCCTAAAGCACCTAAAGTTCCATTTCTATTAATTTGATATGATGTAGAGTTTCCGCCATTACCCGCAGGTAGCGTACTGCTTGACCAGTTATTACTAGCTACTAAAATCCATTTGCCATTTGTAGCTGACATATTGCAATACATTTGTTGAGTGTTGCCTAAACTATCTTTTATCCAATATAATCCATCTGTTGTTGTTCCAGTAACATCATAAATTGCTTGTGCCGAAGTATTTGCTTTAGCACTTGTAGAGCCATCTAAAGTAGGATTAACAATTATGTTAAAACTTCTATCAGCAGTTTTAGAGTTTGCTGTTGCTCTTAAAGTAAATGTATGAGTTGTTGGACTAACAACATCAACTGGGTCACCAGAAATTGCACCTGTAGAAGAATTTAAAGATAAATTATTTGTAGATAAAACTGTTCCACCAGTTTCAGAATAAGAAACTGTATCACCATCTGGGTCTGTTGCTGAAACTGTTGCGTGAGTACCAGTAGCCATATCGTAAATTGTTGCTAATGTTCCACTTGCTGTATTCCAAGTTGGCGAACTATCTACATTAATTTGACTAGCAAGTGTTGCTGATAAACCAGAAACATTTGTAACTTTAACACCATAAGGTTCTTGTGCATTTAAAAAACTAGCTTTAGGTGCAACAGAAGTAATTTGAGTATCACTATCTACAGTTACAGTTGATGCGTTAAAATCTGTTCCACTATTTCCTACAAAAGTCACAGTAGCACCTGCATTAAAACCAGAACCAGTAATAACTATTGTCTGATTTCCACCTGCTTGACTATCTACTTCTGTCACATCAAGTGATGAAATTGTTGGTGGACTATCAATACTTTTAAAAGCAGTACCAGTATAATATTCAGCTAATCCTGTCGTAGAATTAAATCTTAATTGACCTGCTGTTGTACCTCTTTGTGCTGTAGTACCACTAGCGACTTTAGTACCTTCAGTACCAGTATCAACTATGTTTTCAAATTTAAAGTCAGCAATATCTCTTGCTTTAGTCATAACGGATTATGCCTCCGTTGGTGGTGTGTAACCTGTAAGTGCAGTTGCTTCAGCTTGTGTTAATCCCAAGTCTAATAGCTTTTGATTGCCACTAACTTTTGGGTCTACATAATTATCCATTTCAGTTTGTACTTCTGCCCAAATTGGTGCTGTACCAGAAAACATATCTGTTTTCATTTCATTGTATTCAGTTTCATTACTTGGTGGATTACCTGTATAACCTTTATAGTTTTCTTTTTTAAAAATGATTTTATCAAATATAGCCATTTATTTTTCTCCTTATCTTAATACTTCTAAAAATTGATATGATGATGCTTTTTGATGACATCTTGGGTCATCTGATGAATTAGGATTTATTACAACATATGGAAAATTTGCTGTGCCATTTCTTGACCTATAACCTAATTCAAAAGTATGATTACCAACACCAAAATTAGTTGTATCTTCAAAAGTTTTATTAATAGTTACAGTATCAACTTCACCAGCACTATTAGCATTTCCTTGATTAACGCCTTGAAAAGCAAAACTGTCATTAGTATTATGTGTTGTCATACCAGAAGTTAAACAATCAAAGTACCAACCAGCAGTATTACTATTTTGACCGAAACCAGGAATAGAAGCTATAACTATAACTTTTGAAGTGTTTGCGTCTTCTTGTTTATTAAATGTCATTGAAATAAGAGCAGTGTCAGCACTGTTAGGAAGTCCTTGTCTAGTTGCATCATAAAAAGTAGTTGCTTTAATTAATCCACCAGATACATCACCCCAAGATGGATTTGCACCTGCACCATTTGTAATTAATGCTTGACCACTTGTTCCTGCACCAAGTCTTTGCAGACCTGAACCATCACGATAAACTAAATCGCCTTGTGTTGTTAATGTTGTTGTTAAGTCTGTTCCATTAGTACCATTAGTACCTGCACTAGACATTAAATCAAAGTATGTAGTGTTAGTTGGTAAGTTACCTGTAGATGCTAATTTACAAACATAGCTTGAGCCATTGTAGCTAACTACATCATCTACTGCGTAGGCAGTTGCACCATTGTATGCACCTTGCCAATTAAATTTTATTGAACCTAAATTTACTGTTGCCATATGTACTCCTTTTATCCTATTTTTGTTCTACTTTCAATCTATATTGTTGCAATTAAATTTCCACCACTATCAATGCTAAAAGTAAATCCAGATGCCGCAAATAATACATCATCAAATGAAGCATATGTTGCCGCATCTATATTATCTACACCGCCACCAGTTGTAGTTACTATTAATTGACCACTACCATTAACACTAAACCCATAAACTTCCGCACTACTAGCATTTCCTGCTTGGAAACTACTAGCAGATGCATTCCAAGTCAATACTTGGCCGTCTGTAATACCCGCAGTTGAAACGTCATTAGCATCATTAATACTAAAATTAGATAATGAGAATGTACCATATGCTATAATATCTACGGTATCTGTACCAGATGCGCCGATTGCACTAGCAAATACAATACTATTTCCAGATGTAGCTGTAATATCTGTACCATTAACCATTTTAACCCCGTTTAGATATACATCTACATATCCTGCATCATATGCCAAAGTATTACCACTATTGTCTGCGCCTGTAATTGTTACTGTACTAGAAGATACTGTGTAAATAAACCTACTTGCAGTACCGTTAACGCTAGAACCTGTAGATACCCACCCGCCAGATGAGTAAACTTTCATTGTTGAAGTTGCTGTATCAAAATATAAATCACCAACTTGAAGTGCGGAACTATCTGCTCTTGTTGTTGGTGGTGTTGCTGATGGCCCAACATATACGTCAGCAAAATTAGTAATATCTGTAACATTGTTTGCCGCAGTTGTAATGTCAGCAGATATAGGGCCAAGTGCTGAAATTTCAGCATTTAAACCTGCAACTGTTCCAATAGTGTTAGCGCCATTTAGATTGTTTGCAACTGTTGTAATTTGAGAATTTGCACCTGCAACTGTTGCAATATTATTTGTTGGTGATATTTGACCTGCAACAGCAGAAATATTTGCATTTGCTGATGCTACGGTTGCAATGTTGTTAGTTGGTGAAATTTGTCCTGCAACTGTTGTAATGTTTGTTGCATTATTACCAGCATTTGAAACTGCATTAGTTGCAGTTGTTCCATCTTCAATATCAGCTAATGTTCTAATATCAGCACTATCTGATGCAACTACTTGAATATCAGCACTATCACTTGCGACAGTTTGAACTTCATTAGAAATTGATGCAACTGTATTAATATTGGTTTGATTTGAAACTGTTGGAGTAAGTTGAAACCAAGTTGTTGTACCAAGATCATAAACTTTCATTACATTGTTAGTTGTGTCAAAGTACAATGCACCATCTGCTAACGGATCACCGTCATTATCTACAGTTGGGTTAGATGCTTTTGCGCCTAAATATGCATCATCAAAATTATCAGCATATGCTTCTGCCGCACTTGCACTATTAGCCGCCGCCGTTGCACTATTAGAAGCGTTAGTTGCGCTTGTTGCCGCATTAGTTGCTTGTGTTGTTGCTGTTGATGCTGATGTAGCGGCATTGCTTTCTGATGTAGCCGCATTAGATGCTGATGTCGCCGCCGCACTTGCGCTGTTTGCCGCATTGGTTGCGCTTGTTGCCGCCGCACTAGCACTTGCTGTTGCTGATGCCGCATCAACTAATAAATCCCATTTAGCACTATCTGTATTTGTTGTTAATGGTAATGCACCAGATGATGTGTGTGCTGTATTTGATATAAAAATGTTATTGGTACTTGTGTCTTTTACAATATCTCTAGCACTATAAGATGTACTAGCAGACCAATTACCTTTGTATGTTCCTAATTCTTGTGTAACTGCAATCTCACCGTTAGCATCAAATGCTAAAATTTTGTTTGCTCTAGTTGCCGCATCTACTGTAAATTCTGTAGATGTCATTGTGTTTGTTCTTGATAGTTTAATAGATCTATCTACTTCTTCTTGCAATTCTTGTGATACTGCTATTGATTTATCAAATGCACCTTCAACTGTTTCAGCAGTAAAAGGATCATTTTCAACTAAGTCAACTGTTTGTGTTTGTGAAGTTTCTCGTCTTATAACAATAGTTTCTGTAGCGCTTGGTGCTGTTACCATAGTAACATTACCACCACTAGCAGATCCTACACCGCTTACAGAATAATCTGTTGTTAAAGTCTTAACGGTTTCTGTTCCGTTAGCGGCTCTTATAATAACTTGTATATCTGCTTCGGCATTAATCTTAAACGTATATGGAAATACCGTTTGAGAACCGTTACCAGAATAACTAACTTTAATAATTGTTGTAGAAATAGTCATATATCACCTTATATTATCATCTTATTCTTTCTTTTTCAATTCATTCTCATCATAATTAAAATTATATCTAAAATCATACTCTATTCTAGTCATTTCTTGTATGGCTTCTAGTAAATCTCTACCCTCTAATCCACTTAATAATCTAGACCATTGATTACCAAATGTTTTAGATACTGCTTTTTCATATCTTTTAACCCAAGTTATATCAGTAAGCATAGCATTATTTTCTTCTGGGGTTAATTTGTCCATATTTAAAGTACCGTCATCACTCATTATTTTTTGCATAGCATTATCAACAATAACTTTAGCTGTATCTTCTTCTACTCTTGATTTAGATATTTGTTCCCAAACTCTTTCTTTCATACCTCTATCAGATACTTTTATAAATCTACCTAATGTTTTACCAAATATTGGTACACCTAATTTTTCTTCAATTTCTGTTACTATTTTTTTCTGATTAAATGGATCATAATATGTATCAAATTTATAAAACATTAAACCACCACCATTATTCCAAGCATATTTAGACCACGCTTTCATTCTCATTTTCATAGCCAACATACCTTCTGCTTTTTGTAAATATTCTGGATATAAGTCTTTACCAGTAAAATAATCTTTAGGTAAAGTGTCACCAAATCCAAGAGATCTTACTGCATTAGTTACTAAAGGTACAAAAGGTGTAAGACTTGGAGTATTCTCATCTAATACACCAACACCTGTTTTCATTAATGTTTCAAATACATTAGTTTCATTATCATCTTTTACATCACCCCAAGTTTCAATCATTGAATGCCACGATAAAGCACCAATAAATTTTTGAAATTCGTCTAATGGAAACTGTAAATATACTGCTTTTAAAGTACCATCTTGGCTATCCATACCTGTTTCAAATTCACCTTTTTCATTAATAACTCCTAAAGGTATTACACTATAATTAGCAAGAACATCATTACCTATTAAGTTAAAATACATATGTGCGGCTTTACCAAACATACCTAATTTAGCGGCTCTATAAAATATTTTAGGCGCTATTGTAGTTTGAAATAATTTACCGTACCATCCAGCCGCCCAATATTTATCAGTAAAAGGTATTTTATATAATGTATGATATCTTTTTGCTTCTAATGTAGATCTATTTGCTTCTTTAAATACGTTACCAAATAAAAACATATTATTATATAACCAAGCACCATTACCTTTTCTTAAAAAGTTTGGTGATCCTGCCCAGTTTCTAACTGCATATTCTATTTGTGCATCAGACCAATCTATTAATCCTTGTTGCCTTCTATCTAATAAATCTCTTTTAGCCGCTATTTTAGTTGTTCTTTCAAATACTCTAGACATCATTTCAGCAGATGTAATCAATTTGTAATAAGGTTGTAACCAACTATTTTCACCAATTAAAAATCCTGTTTTACCTTTACCTAACCAATTAGTTTCCATAAATCTTTTTTCATATGAATTGATGATGCTATCTCTTAATTGATTATTAAAATTTAATTCTTCTAATGAATATTCAGTTATTTCTTTATCTTTAACTTTTTCAAAAAATGCTTCTATTTGTTCTTTACTCATAGAACGCCAATTTTTTTCTCTAGACAATAATAAGAAACTTCTTACAGCACCATCAGTTGTTTGTGACCAATTTGGATCACCTTCTAATAAACCTTCTGCTCTATTTCTATATTTACTCCATACAGATAAAATCTCTCTATTTTGTAACATTTCAAGTACAATAGGATCTGCGTTTTTAGGATCAAAAATAGAACGATATGCGGCAGGTAAACTTTGCACCCATTTTTTAAAGAATGAATTTTTACCACCATTAATAATATCAAATAATCTTGCACCATCTAAATTTTGTACAGTTCTAAATATATCTCTAAATACGTTATATCCCCAGAACGGAGGATTTATTTCAGTAAATAATTTTCTGTATGGCGTATTCATACCATAAGTAAGTCTATGAAGATCCACTAAGTTTCTACTGCTTTGTAAACCATTTAAAGCATCAGCCATTTCTGTACCAATGTAAGCCGCTTTACGTTCACCATTTTCCATCCACTCAACTAATTTATATCCTGCTTTAACAGATGAAGTATCTAAATTTTTAGTTTTAGGTTTCCATCTTTTCTTCATAAAATCCCAAACTGCTTCTTCGTAAACTCTTTCTTTAATTGGTTGAACAATTTTTAATCCTTTAAATCTACCGTTCCATTGTAATTGTTTTCTATCAAGACCTTCGATTTGTTCTTTATAGTTTTTAAGAAATCTAACTGTTGTGCTTATCATTTGGTGTCTTTGTAAAACTGTAATCAATGCCCAATCTTTTAATATTGTTGCATCTAACACGTTCATTACATCTTTTGATGTACCAAATTTAGTATTTTGAACAAAACCTTTAACCCAAGTATCGTTCATAAATCTTGCATATTCTTCTACTGCAAACGTAACGTATTCTTTGTTACTACGTGCAATTTCTAAACTTATTGGATCTAAACCTAGTTCTTCAAAAACTGTAATAATTTCTTTTTGTCTATAATCGTAAAATCTTTCTGCTAATTCTCTAATGCTTAAAATACCATTTGCTCTATCGCCAGAATATTTTTGTTCTAATTGTCTTACTATTGCTTCTGCTTGAAATCTATCTATACCTTTAGGGTTAAGAACATTTGCTCTAGTACCACTAGGGTTCATTACTAATCTGTTTTGTAAATAAGTAGCAAATATGTGTCTATTAATACCACTATCTAACATAGGTTTCCAAAACACTTTATATAATTTGTTTTGTAATCCTTCTATTAAAGCATCTGTATATTGATATCTTTCTATTTGTTGTTCTACGTTATCTTTTAAAGGTGTTTCAAATCGTTTTTTACTTGTAGGGGATGACCACCAATGATTATCACCCATAACTTTTTTATAATAATTAATAATTGTAAAAGCGTGGTAATCAAACCATCTTCTCATTGTATCGTAACTACCTTCTGATTGTAATTCATCATTTGCTTTTTTCTGCATTTTTGCAGTATTTTCCATTGATGTAATAACTTGTTCTTTTATAAGATTAGCAATTTTTTGATCTTTAGGTAAAGCCAATTCCATTTGGATCATTTCATATTCTCTCATAACTTCTGGTTTTCTATGCATAAAGTTTAACCAAAGTGATGTAGTTATTGGTGCGGCTTTTAATGTTTGTTTTGGTTGAAGTAAAAAAGACATCATAAAATCTGCAAACAATTCTGGGCTAGAATATCTATAATCTGTGTAATCTCTTTGTACTTTATCATTAAATGGTTTCCATCTTTGAGTAAGTTTTTTTAATTCATTCATTACTTGGTCACGTCCAACTAATCCTCTTTTAATAACTTCTTTCTCAAACATTTCTTTAAATATTTTATTAGCTTCTGCTTTTTGTTCGTTAGTTGCATTTTTTTCACCACCTTTAACAATGTTTCTAATGTAAGGATTAACAATGCCTTTCATTGCATCTTTAATAATTTCTTTTTTTAATGCTGTATTTGCTTTAGCAAAACCTTCATATACTTCTGGAGGTAAAATCTCTCTTGCTCTAGCATCTGTAATAATTTTAAGAATATCTTTAGGATCTATACCTTCTTCTTTTAATTCTTTATCTGTTTCTTTTTCACGTTCTTTTGCTCTTTTTTCTGCGGTTTTTCTCATTGCGGCTTTTTCTGCGGCTGTTAATGGAGGAAAACCACCTTCTTTTCCTTCTGTCCAAGATTTCATAAATCCTTTTAATGATTTAATACGTCCTAAAATATTACCTCTAGCCATTGAAGCATCTGGAATATAATCAATAAAATGGCCTAATTCGTGTGCCATAGTCATTAACACACCTTCTAATTTTTTTCTGTATTCTGCTTTTGTTGCTGGTCTTGATGTACCGTCTTCCAAGTATATTCTAGTATCAAATAATTTTTCGTTTAATACTATTTCACCTTTACCTCTAGGATAAAACAAACCTAATGTAATAAAACCTTTTCTACTTTTAATATTTTTAGCAACTACACTATTACCAGATAAGTCTTTAAATATTTTAACTAGATCAGATAATTGTAATCCTTTAAATACATTGGTATCTGGGTTTAAGTTTAAATCATCCCATTTTGGAAATCCACGTTGACTTCCTACAGATGATGGTTGTGCGTCTGCAAATGACTTACTTCTTGTACCAAATTCATTTCTAAATTTTATTGCTTCATTTGTTATTTTTTCTGAACCTGCTCGTGACATTAATAATCCTGTAGTATTACCTTTATTATCTCTAAAGATCATAACACCTCTAGCAGTACCACTTTGATTTGTACCTAAATGTGCTGTTACTACTGCATCTGAACCATCTTTTAATTTTTTAAGAGCCATATAAGAATGAAGATCAAAATTAAATATTTTACCATCTACTTCACCTACAACTATTGGTCTTTCTGCACCTAAATTATTATTTCTATCAACTTTAAATAAAAGTCTTATTGGATATTCATTAAGTTTTTCTGGTAATATTCTTTTAACCATTTGGTCAATAGTTAAATTAAATAGTTCACCTTCTAATTTTTTACCTTTTTCAATTAATTTTTCACCTTCTTTAACTAATTTAGGATAATATTCTTTTATCCATAACATCATTTTATTTGTCTGTGCTTTACCGTCTACAGATGTTCCTATTTCTTTATAATTTTCAAATATTGCTTGACTTGTTCTGTGAGTAGTAGTGTCAAATAATTGATTATCTCTTTCTAATATTTCAATTTTACTATCGTATTCACCTCTTTGTTGTTTAATTTTAAATTCTGTAGGGTCTTCCCATATTATTATTTCTTTTTTAGGTGTATATTTTTCTACAGCACTTTCTGGCAAGTTAAATAATTCACCATCTGGTTTTTTTATTTTATAAACGTGTTCACCATTTTTAAATCCAATGCTTACAATCTCACCATTTTCAACACCTGTTGAAATTGTTTTAACTTTATTTCCTACAATAAATTTAGGTGCTGATACTGTATTTTGATTTATTTCATTTTTACCAGATAATTGATCTACACGTTTTTTAATAATGTTATTAAGATTGATATAAGCGTCTGGTATTGGTTTTTCTTTATTTTGTAAATCGTCTAATATTGATGGATCTTTTTCAGCATCTTTTAATATTGTTTTAGGTGTTTTTCCTGTTTTAGCATATATTTGATATAACTTTTCTGTACCATTTTGTAACCATTGTGCAGTTGTTTTAACACCTGTTACAGCGCCATCTTTAGCATATGTCCATCCTTTATGACCTGCTTTTAATCCAAATATAATTACAGCCGCATCTAAAAATTCTTCTTTAGTTGGTATTTTAAATTCTTCTTGTCCTCCAGATGCTATCCATTCCATTATGTGCGGTGCTTGTGCTAACATAGCAATTTCACCACCTGCTTTACCTGTACCTGTAGCAAAATTAATTATTTTTTGACCTACTGCTGTATTTTTTAAAGGTGTTTTTGCTAATGAATAACCAATAACTTTACTTCCATATTTACCACCTGCATAAACCATAACCCCAGTTCCAAAACCTTTACCGTAATGTTTAGCCGCCGCTTTACTTAAAACTAAACTCCAAAAATCTTCAAATGTTCCCAATTCGTTCTGTCTATATGCTTCCATCAAAGCCCATCTTAACGCTTCGTGTAAACCAAAAGCACCACCCATAGCGGCTACAGGGCCAGTAGTTCCAAATGTTAAAGCAGTTGCACTAGCGCCACCTGCACCAAATATAGGAAGATCAGATAATACAGATGTAATACCAGCCATTGCACGTTTATCCCATCTTTGACCATTAGTCATAAAACTATCAATAAGTTTTTGTATATCCATTGGGTTTTCACCAGTAGCATTTGCTTGTTTTAAATCATTGTATAATCTAAATGCCATTGATGTTACTGATTGATCCCATCCTCTAACAAATGTAGATCTACGTCCTTCACCAAATAAATTATCACCACTCATTGAAATAGCATCTGGCATCCATTTACCAAACGCAGGTACTTGCATAGTTGTAGATTTAAACTCTTTTTGTAACCAATGTTTTTGTAAATTATCTGTAAGTCTATTATTTAATACAGTAAATTCTTCTGGTTTTATTTTTCTAGGTATTAAAAAATTATTAAACAACATATTTCTTACTGCTGTTTTTTGATCTTTACCTCTTAATAAATCTAAAAAATCTTTTTGAAAATTTGGTTGTGTAGACATATAAGATAAAAACAACGCTGTTTGTGCGTCTTTTGTAAGACCACTAACATCTTTATCTTCTGACAATTCTTCTACCCAATACGGTAATGGTTGATTTGATTGTGTTAGTGTATCAATATATTTATTAAGACCTGTTTGTACTTGTTCATTACTCATTCTAAATAAACCAGTAGTATTATCACCAAAACTATAACTTCTAGATCCCCAACTTTCATTACCTGTTAATAATTTTGAGTAATGTTTTAATGTTTCATTTAGTACAAATGCGCCATATCTTTTTTCTTCGTCTTTTAATCCTAATCCTGTGTAAAAATTATCAATAGCATTAATTGTATTTCCGCTTGTTCCTCCGTGTGGAGTTATAAAATCTTCTTCTAATGTAAATTCTTTATGATAATTTTCATCTAACGGTAATCCTTTATCATCATAAATTTTAGCATTAATACCTAAATTTAATTTGTTTTTATTTGCAAATGCTTGTTCTTCTAATGAGTTTCTAAAATTATATGGTACATAATTAGGATCAATATCCTGCAATTCCATTTGTTGTTTTACATAATTATTAAATGCTTCTGCTTCTTTGTTTTCTAATTCTTGTGTTGTGTTATCAGTTTGAGTATTAGTATTTATTTCTAAATCTATTTTTTGTTGTTCAGTAAGATTGTTTTCTATATCTTGAATATCATAATTTTGTGGGTCTTTTGGCCCAATCATTTGATTATTAATTAAAGAATTTGTTGTTTTATATGGAATGCCTAAATGTTCTGATTGTTCTAATTGTGTGTATCCAGCCGCATTAAACTTTTTTTTCTTTTCATCTACCCATAATGCAATATCTTCATCTGAATACCCTGCTTGTTTTAATTCTAAAACTGTTGCCATTTTAACCTATTTTGTTTTTATTAGATCACTAAAACCTAAAGTTGATTTCATAATTGATGGTATTTCTTTAGAGTTAAATCCTCCTTTATCTAACCATTTTCTGTAATCCATTAAATACTTTTGATATTCTGGACTTGTTTCATATTGACCTATTGGTATTTTAGTTCCATCTGTTCTAGTCATTGATGGTGGTTTTGGTTTTGCTAATTTTCTTTCAAAGAATTTAGCAGGATCACCTATTGGTGTTTGTTTTATTTCACCTTTTAAATATCCTTCTGTATCTTTATCTGCACCCGCTTCAAATCCTTTATATAATTGATAACCTTCTGTGTCTGGATCTGCATCTACAAAATATGCTAATGTTTGATTTTGTTTGTCTTGCCAAAATTTAGCATAATTAAATTCTGTATCTTTAAGAGCATTGGCAATTTCATTATAACCTATATTATATATTTCTTGTATTTTAAAACCTATATAATATGGACTATTAATATCATTAAGCATACTGTTATAACTAATACCCGCTTTTTCACCATCTGCTAATAATTTTAATGTTGTTAATTTAACTTGTCTGCTTAATTGTGCATATATATTTAATGACTTAGGTGATACTTTTTCTAATTTTTCTGCTAATGCATTTACATCTCTTTCATATGGTTTTAAAAAATCAGTTAAACTTTCTTTAGAAAATTCATCTAAATCTTCATTCCATTTTTTACTAGCAGTTAAAATCCATTCTTTACCTTTACCTGTAAGTCTTTCATCACCAGTTACATTTAAAGTAAATTGTGCATCTTTTGCTTGACCTGTAACTATTTTTTCAAAATATTCATTTAATGCTACTGGGCTACCAAGACTATCACTTGTTGCACCAGTTTTTTTATCATCAGCTATTTCTTCTACTTTTTTATATAATGCTTCTTTTTGATTTTGTGTAATTTTTAATGTTGGTATTGTTTTGTTAAAATAAACTTCTGCTGTAACTTCTTTTTCATCTAAAGTAAAAGTACCTTTACCATTAATCCATTCATCCATATTTTTATTGATATCTTTAGCATTATCAACATCCATTCTAGCATCTCTAGATTTAAAATATGATTCTTGATCTTTCATTTCTGTTTCAGCCCAATCAAGTAATATTTGTCTTTCATCATCTTTTAATGATTGACCAAAATATTTTTTATCTTTGTCTGTTCTTAATTCTTTAATTACTTCTTGATAATTAGTATAAGTTTGTCCATCCATATCAGACTTGTATTTTTTGTCTGACGATATAACTTTTTTCCAAATTTGTTCGTTTGCATATTTTTCTTGTTCTGTGTAATTAACAGCATCAGTACCTAAAATTACACCTACATTTGTTTGTCTTTCTTTTTCTTGTCTTAAAATATAATCTTTTGCTAAAAAAATGTTTTCATTAACTGGTAATTTATCTACACTATCTTTAAATTGTATTTTACCTGCGTCGTGATTTACTTCTGCTTTTGCTAATATTTTTTTGTTTCTTGTTTCTCTCATTTCTTTTTTAGCATCAACATTTACAACGGTAAAAAAGTCTGACTTAAATCTATCCCACGCTTCTGTATCTGGTTCGTTTTCGTATAATTTTTTATATTTATTTAAAGTATCATTAGACCATTTAGTATATGATTTTTGATAATCACCATCTGTATTTAATTTTGTATTTTCTTTTAAATTAAAGATAAAATCATCTTTATCAGATGTTAATAATGATTTATTTTCTGTATTTTTATTTGTAATTTCTTGATTACGTATTTTAGCATTATGTGCTTTATTAATTTTATCTATTTCAAATAATGAACTAGCTAAGTTAGATAATGAAGAACTTGCGGCTCTTGACCCTACAGTAACAAGATCCATCATATTAGTATTACGTGCAACACTAGGAGTTGCTATTTCACCTCTAGGTATTTTAATTGCCATCTACGTCCTCGTAAGTTATTCTGTATTTAGCAGGGTTATAAACAGATTTTATAATTGAACCATTTTCATCTTTACTAATAGTCCATCCTTCAAAATCTTGACCTGCTTTTGGTATTTTTTTACTATATCCTTCAAAAATCATAACATCACTATCCCAAACTCTAATTTTATACATAAATTAAGCAGTTTTACTACTTGCACTATACGTTTGACCTATTCCTTTCAATAATGAGGTATTTCTACTCCAACTTTCTTCGCTTAGTTTACCTGCTAATTTAACATCTATCATTGCTATATCCATTTCTACTCCTTTTTCTATCCAAAATAATGTTTCTTCTAAATTTGTAACAACTTGTTCTTGGTCAAATAAAGATGACCCTGTTCCCATTGATACACCTCTTGCACCAAAAGATGCTCTTTTAGCACTTAATAATTTTGTTGCTTGTTTGTTAGCCGCAATAATGTTTTGTTTTTTTTCTATGTCTTTGTAATATTTATCCCAAGCCGCACCTGCTTTTAATTGTTTAGAAGTTTGTAAACTTCCCATATAAGAAACTGCTGTACTTGCGCCTATTGCTAATGCTAACCACGGAAAAGCCATTTATATCCTCCTAATCACTTGTTACTAATGTTCCTGTTATACCTAATACCGTCATTGGTAATGGTTGTTCTTGTTTAATTTCTATTTGCCCATCTCTATCCCATCCTAAATTAATAACTCTTTTATCGCCAGTAAATTCTGGAATATTTTGACCCATTGGGGTTGATGATGTTCTAAAAGGTAATTGATCGCCGTTGATTATAATACCTACTGTTTTATGTAATCTTACCATAACTTCATTATACCTTTTTTTACGTCCTTGTGCAGTACCCGCTTGTGATCCTGCTTCAATTCTCATTGTTTTAATTCTAGACGTATATCCTAATCCAATCTCAATACTTTTGTAACTTGTATTAGATGGTAAATTAACATTTATTTTACCATTAGTTACTGTTTGATTTGGATATACCGCATCACCTATAAGGATCTGTACTTCTTCACCTTCTAGATGATCTAATCCAGTAATATTTGTACTATCACCATTAACTACTCCAGATAAACCACTATCTAATTTTATTAATGGATCTAAATATTCAACATATTGTACTATATTTCCGTTTATTCTTCTACGAACAATTAACCAAATTTGGTTTTCTGTTGCTTCTGATATTGTAGATACACTTTTTGCTTGTGATTTTCCTGTTAAAGTATGACCAGATCCTACACCATCATTAATTTGTAATATTGTTCTATCTATTGCTTGTTCGTATGTTGATGCTAATTCAATGTTATTTGCATCTATTTTATAAACATAATATGTTTCACCATCTATTAATCCAGCAACTTTAGTACCACCACCAGCACTATAAACTACTTCATCACCAGTCGATAAACCGTGATTTGAGATAGTTATGTATCCGTTTTTATTTGGATCTGTGCTACTATCAGTAACATCTGATGCACCATTAAATGTAATTTTATAAGAACCACCAAGAATATGTCTATGCCAAGCAATAATATCTTCTTGTCTTTGATATGTCATTCCTAACAATGTACCATCATCTCTAATTGCCCAATAAATACTATCTGGTTCTTGTGCGTAATCTACATCTGTTATTCCATTTCCTGTTATATGGTCAGATAACAAAGTCATATCTTGTGCTAAATAAGCATCATCTTCAAATCTGTAAGAAAATTCTCTAATTTTTTTTCTTTGTCTTTGTAAAAATAATACAGCATTACCAATTTGTATTGGTTGTGTATTCCATCCGCCATATGTTGTTTGTTGTGTAATTTGCACGTTGTCGGGTTGTAATGGCTCACCAGTTGGTCTTCCTACTTTAAATTCACCACCTGCTGTACCAACAATTAAATCTCTTGCAGGTGCTAACCATCTAATTACGTTTACTTTGTTTGCCGCAATAGTATAAATAAATGCGTCTGCTGGATCACCTGCGCCTCTATGAAAATGCTCGTAAAAACCACTTTCACTTGCCCATATAGTTTGAGGATATGCTGTGCTTCCACCAAATACTAATCTTTGTTCAAAAAATGATACTGTTCTTGGATAACCTGTATCATCAGACCAAGCACCTAATGCCCAATCTGTTGTAGCCGCCGCAGATCCAATATCTAATTTAATTTCCCAAGTAACTTGGGTTGTTGATGTAAATGCTGTAATTACACCCCATCCATCTTTCATTCTTACTGATCTACTAACGTCTGATGATTTAAAACCAGCACCATCATTTATACCTGTTGTAGAAGATGCAGTTAGTGTTCTTCCTGTACCAACACCAGATGCAGATGATGTAAATGTTGTAGATGTTTCGTTATCATCTAAATATGGGCCATTAATAAATTGTACAGTTGATAATGTCCAAGACGTATGCCCTGTTCTAGATAATTTTCTAGGTTGTAATGTTTCTTGTACGATATACATAACGTCTGCTGATTGTGTAAATTGTATGTCATACAACATACTTTCAGTAAACGGTGATGCTATTTCATAAACACTAGCGGCAGTACCACCAGATGTGTATGTAGTATAACCTGTGCTATTTACACCAGATAATTCAAAAGTATTTGTAGTTACATTTGCAATTCTAAATCTTCTACCATTTACTTCTGTCATACCACCAACACTATTAATCCAAACATCTTGGCCATTTGAATATCCGTGTGATGCAACTGTTACTACAGCAGGATTTGCTTTTGTTATTCCTGTAATATTTTTTGCTGTATTTGTAATTTGTCCGTTGTCTTTAAAAAAACGAATATATTGATCGCCAAATTCTAAAATGTAAGATTGTTCTATATTAAATTCAAAAGGTATTAATCTAGTTGTTTTACTACTATCTTTTACTTCTGCAACAAATCTACTTCCATATCTTCTTGTAGCGCCTCCTTGTGGAAACACCGTCATATTTTCTAATACTTCAACACCATTATTATATTTTTTAAAATCAACTTGACCTGCAAGTTTGGGTGTTAATTCACCAGCAGTAAAATTTGTTTGAAAAGGATGTACTCTTGCCATTATTTTCTAAAGTCCGTAAATGTATCAGAAACAAGATCATCAATAAATCCTTCTTGTCCGTCAATACTACGTGCTTCAGAAAGTTTTGCTTGATAGAGTTTCTGCATTTGTTGTTGCACTTGCATACTGTTAGTTACAGGATATGCTAAATCTAAAGATAGTTTTGCAGTTAAAACATCTACAAACATTGCATCAAATAAATTAGTGTCTGTAATTCTTGCTATGTATAAAATATTAGCAGTACCTTCGTCTGTTAATAATACTCTACCGTGTGTTGCTACATTTTCAATTTTAAAAATGTAATCTTTATATTCCATTTCTAATACTCTTAAACAATATGGATTTGTTGGTAATGAGTATTGATAATTAAAACCGTATGCTGGGGCATCTGATAATTTTGCTAAACTTGCTCTTGTAATTGCAAAATTCCAAGGGTGAGATCTTAAACAAGCATCTCTTGCGTCTGCATAAAATGCATTACACAATCTGGCTCTTTCTGTATCATCTGTTAATGAAGTAATTGGATCATCACCTAATCTTCTTAGTGCATTTGAACAAATTGATACTTCTGTAGCCATAATAAATTAATATATCAAAGGGGCGACTATAATTCAATATATATCGCCCCTTATAGTTGTTTAGTTAGTTATTACTCAACAGCGTAAACTACCGTACATTTAATTGTACCAGTAGCAGTAGCGCCGCCTACAGTAATTAAAACATCTGTTTCAGCAGTATTTTCATAGCCGAAACCGTCAATAGCGCCATCTTCTGACATTACTACTTTACCAGCAGTTGCCGCCGCAGTTGCACCAATATATCTTGTTGCACTACCGCTATCACCTACTGATAGAGTTACACCAGAACCTAAAGCGTCGTGATGAATGATTACATCATACACTACTGCGCCTTTTGGTAATCTTGCAACTGAAATATCAGATGGATTAGCCAAAGAAGATGCCTCGTAACTGTCGTATTGTATTCTTAATTTACCGTGTGCATACTGTGATGAAGTTTTTACAACTGGATCAGCAGTTATGTTGGTAAAATTAGATCCTTTTACACTAGCCATAATTTATCTCCTTATTCTTGACAAGCTATTTCTACTACTTTCTCGTCTTCTACTCTCGTAGCGCCGATAGTCATAGATAAAAATACCTGTGTAGCATAGTTTTTGTCTGCTCTTTCAGATATTTTTGTACTCATATCTTTTCCGACAGCCAAACCCATTGCTGATTTTGTGAATGCTAATACTTGTCTATTGCTAGATCCATCAACTCCAAGTCTTTCACTTCTGATAAACTTGAAACCCATAAACGTATCAATTTGACCTTGTACTAACGCTTTAACTGAATTGTAGTCAGATGAAGTAATTTGAGTAAGTGCTAACAAATCAGAAATTTGTTTAGCCGAACAAATTAAATATCTTTCTTCATCTGGATCAACATCTGCCGCATCAATAATTTCTTTTGCAGAAATTAATTTTGTTACAGATAATCCAGAAGACGCTACAGCTACTTTTTGACCAGAAGGTAATGGAACAGTTGTTCCACCACTTACTCCAGCAAGAGCATTGCCTACAGCCGCCGCAATAATTGCGTCGTCCATAGCTCTACCCATAGCATAAGCACCCGCTTTAGCGTATTCAGATTGAGGTGATATAAGCATTCTTACTTTATCTTCTTGATCAATAAGATCTGCCCAATCGTAGTCCTCCATTGTTACTTTTCTTCTAGAGTGTGGCGTATCTACTCTTGGAGTATCAGCGTGTCTAGAAGTTCTTTTTAGTGCCGCAGTTGACCCAATTCTTTCAAAAAAATGCGATTTACCTGTAACACTTTCAGATCTTACCGCATCTCTTAATCTAGAACCTTTTTGTTGTGCCAAATGAAACACATTACTTTTGTATTGTTCTACAAAAGCTGTTGTTATTTGTACTGACATTTTATATGTCCTCCTATTAAAAGTTAAGAATAGGGGCTATCGTATGTAATATACTATAGCATATTCCGTTATATGTCGGCTTTTGTCCTTACGGGAAACCTTATCGTAAACGATACGATCAATCGGAAGTTTAAAGCCATCACGGCTACCTACTCGTTGTCCTAATAGGGCGAAATCGGTGTTGTAATTATATCACAATTATTAATTAAACACCATATGCTTTTTCGTGTAACTGTCGCATTTTTTCAACAGCCATTTGATCGCCTTTATGATAAGGATGACTTGCGTCTAGCATAATTTTATTAATCTCATCTTTTGCATCTAAAGGTGATACAGCTAATCTATTATTTTGTGTATTTTTAGCCATATCTTCTGTAATTTCTGCACCTAATTTAGCAAAAAATTTAATAACAGCAGGATTATTACCAGCAGATGTATTATTGATTAAATCTCTTAATTCATCATCACCATAAACATTTAATGCTCTTGTAGCGGCTCTTACGTTTTTATCGTAATCATACCCCCACTCTTGTTTTAGAGTTTGTTCAGTTTGATCTTTTTCTGCCGCAATACTAGCAGGTTCATTTTGCATTTCATATTTAATGCTATTAACTTGATAGTCTAATAAAGCATTAACTTGTTTGTTATTTAAACCTATTTTATGCGCTACGTTTTTAAACTCATCAACATTTTCTTTTTTAAAGAATTGTTCATAGTCTTGTGGAATATTAACTTCATACTTACTAGGATCTTCTGGTCTTCCTAATTTAGTATAAACTTCGTTATACTCATCATCATTTTTAGGTAATGGTATTCTACTACCTAAAACTTTTTGTTGATGTACAACTGTTTTTGCTAAACTTTCTATATCTTTAAAGTTTTGCAATGTAGCATCATTTTTTAGTTCATCTGGGAGTGCCGTTTTCCAATCTTGATTATCACTTCCCGATCCAAGTACCGTACTAACTTGTTCTTGTACTGAATTGTCGTTTGTGGTCATTTGTTCATCAGACATCTTTTTCCTCCTTTATTAAGTTGATTATTCTGATTATTACATTTCGTTGTCCTTCACGAAATGCTGTTTCATAAGGATCATCTTTTGTATAAGATAATCTATGATAGTAAGCTGACTGTAAATCAGCTAACACTCTTTTACCTTCTGGTGTATCAAACGTATGTTGGTAATCTTTTTTTAATTCTATATGATCTTTATTGTCAATATCCATAAATTAAATTAAACCTTGTTCTCTAGCGGCTTGTTCTGCTTGTTCCATTCCTTCTTGCGCTTGTGGTTGGCCTAACTGGTTCATTGCTTGTCCTTGTGTTAAAGCTGTTTGTGCTTGGGCTTGTTGTAATTGTGCTTGTTGTTGTGCTTGTTGCATCATTGCTCTTTGTTCTCTAATGTCATTAACATCATTTGGATCTTTCATAATTGTTTTAGGTACACCTAATAATTTTGCTCTCATTCTTATTGCTTCGTCGTGATCTATATTATCCATAATAGCAGGATCTACTTGTCCAATGTTCATTGCTAATTGATATAATCTTTCTATAGCAACTGCTTCTTCCATTCTTTGTGAACGTGCTAATGGGCCAACATATTCAATATCTATTTTTGCATCATCAATACTTGATGGTGCTTTGTTTAATGCACCTGAACGATACATAATACCAAATATACGTTCAATTAATGGATTTAAAAATTCTGTTTGAAATCTACCTAATGTTGGGCCAAGTAATCTTTGCATTAATTCATATCTAACTTGTACTTCTGTTGCTGTCATTTGTGGCCCGTCTTGTAATTGTAATTGATCTGAATAATATGCTTGTCTAATAGCAGTACGTAATTGATTTTCTTTTAAATCTGTTATTTGCCAATTAGATCCAATTTGTAATGGTTTAATTGCACCATCATTTCTAATAATTGTAATACCAGCAGGTGTAGTTCTAACTCTACCTATAACACCATCATCTTGAACAAGTAATGGTGGATCTATTGCTTTTGCCCACGCTTTTAATCCAATCTCAACTGCTTTGTTTAAAGTTTTAATATCTGGTAATGCATTGTAACTTGGTGATCTACCAAAAATTTCACCAGTTGCTTTTGACCATCTAGGTACTAAGTATGGAAACTCATTGTATCCACCTGTTCTAACTACCATTTTATCTTCTTCGCAAACGTGACAAGAATGAAAAGGTAATTTAGTTGCTGATTTACCTACTGCTCTTTTGTAATCTTCTGTTGGTTCTACTGCGTGTATAAAATTAAATTTTTGATCTGGTTTTTCTTTTGCCGATTTTAAAATTTTTTCACCTACATTTTTTTCACCGAATTCTTGTACAGCTTGTCTAGCTGTTAATTTATATTTTCTATAAAGTGTATCAACTTTTCCATTTATGTTTTCTTGAATATAATATTCTGCAATGTGTAATGTGTTAAAGTGTATTCCATCTTTATCAAAACCATTATTTCCTTCTTCTACAAATATTGCGGCTGTACCTATTGAACATAGATCAAGATATAATTCGTGTACTTCTGTGTTAAAATTTGTTTCGTTAAAAGTGTCATACATTCTTCTTCCTGTATCTTCTAACCATAATTGTACATCTCTACTTTTGTTTAAATCTTCATCTCGTAATTTAATTGAAAACCAAGGTAGTGATGGTGATGTAAGTGTTCCGTGTAAACTTGCGGCTAATAAATTACAAGCAGTTATTGCTGTACTGTCAAATAAAACTTCTGTACGTTTTTCACCTTTTGTTCTTAAAGTAACAACATCTGCTTTACGTGGCATAACATAATCAAGAATTTCTTGCCAGTTTACTTCCCACGTACCTCTATCAGATGCTAACGCATCAACTCGTTTTTTAATATACTCGTATGTTGCCATAGTATTTTATTTATACACCGCCACCTAAAACTGTTTTAGATGTAGATGCTTCGTCCTCAACGCCTTGTCCACTTGTTAAAATTGTTCCGTACATTCCTTGTTTTTTTCTTGATAAAGATTTTTGTTTTTCTGCTTCTAATTTTGCTTCGGAAGCATCAACTTTGTCTTGTACAGAAGTATCTACTGGTGGTGGCATTTGTGGTGCTGATTTCATACCCATTTGCATTCCTCCTTTAACATTCCATAAATTGCACTATCTACAAATTTATCTTTGACTTTCATAACTTTTCTTATAACACCTTCTTTTGTAAATCCAACACCTTTTAACAATCTTTCATTTCTGGTGTAACCATTTACGCACATTGCTGTCATTCTACTACATTTTAATTGATTAAAACAGTAGGAAAACATCATTTTAATAAATCTTCTTTGACAAACTTTAGGAGTTTCTAAAGCTAAATGCACAAAAATATTATGACCATCATAATCAGAAAATATTAAACCACCTAAAATATTATCATTTTCTACAAAACCTATAAAAGAAAATTGATTGTTTAAATCTTGATTAATATGTGCTTTTACTTTTACATAATCAAAAATACGATTGCGCCATTTTTCATCTGTAACAGCAACTATCACTATGCTCTAATTTTTCTTTTTCTTCCGCCGCCTAATACAGTTTTGCTTACATTTGCTTCATCTTCAACACCTGCCGCAGTAGACATAATAGTTGAACCACCATAACCAGAACCCATAAGTTTTGCTTTTGTTTGTCCTGTTGCATCAGCCATTTGCGCTGGTTCTGCTTTAGGTGCTTCTACTTGTTGTACTACTGGCGCTGGTTTTGGACTTGAAAAAACGCTTTTAATTATTCTTGCCGCACCACCCATATTTTTACCTCATTGTTATTATTTACGTAAATATATTAAAATTGCTATCTGAATATAGTTGAGTTGGTTCATAATTTTTTATTCTTGCTTTTCTTAATGACATAACACAATATCTCATTGCTGATATTATGTCA